TTTTATTATTTGCATATTTTATTTTAGTTTAAATTTCTTCATCAAATGAGATTGGCCCACTTAAGTCTGCTGATTTATATTCTGTTGAACGACCTTCGAAAAAGTTTTGTTTAGTTTTTAATGCTATTTGATTCATAAACTCAAAAGGGTTTTTTGAATTGAATTCTTTTTCACAATTTAATTGAACTAACAACCCATCAACAACGAATTCCAAGTATTGTTTCATTAAATCAGCATTCATACCGATAAGTGATACTGGTAAAGATTCAGTAATAAATTCTTTTTCAATTTCTAACGCTGATAAAAAGATTTCTCTAATTCTAGCTTCACTTGGTTTATCAACGATATGGTTATTTAATAAGTGTATAGCAAAATCAGCATGCATTGATTCATCTCTAGAGATAAACACATTTGAATCACAAAGACCAGGCATAAGACCTCTAGACTTAAGATAAAAAATACTACAAAATGACCCAGAGAAAAAGATACCCTCTACCGCAACAAATGCTATAAGTCTATCAATAAAAGAATCTGAATCAATCCAATTTAAAGCCCATTCAGCTTTCTTTTTGACTGGTGGCATATATTCAATAGCATTGAAACATTCTTGTCTTTCTTTCGTATCTTTAATATACGTATCAATAAGTAATGAATACGTTTGACTATGAATATTTTCCATCATTATTTGAAAACCATAAAAGAATTTGGCTTCAGTGTATTGTACTTCATTTAAAAAATTAATAGCTAAGTTTTCATTTACTATACCATCTGAAGCTGCGAAAAACGCTAAGATATTTGTAATAAAATATCTTTCATTATCAGTTAATTTAGTTTCCCAGTGTGAAATATCTTTTGATAAATCTATTTCTTCTACAGTCCACATGGCTGCTTTCTGGTTCAAATAATGTTCCCAAAGGTCTTGATGTTCTATGGGAAATAAAACGAACCTATTTGGGTTGTTAATTAATATTGGTTCTGTCATTTTTTTTGTTTTTATTTAAATTATTATTCTTCTATTTTTGGAACTGATAAGGCATTTAATACAGCATTTCTTTGTTTAGCCGCCTCTAACACAGAATTAACTCTTTGTTGTTCATTAACACCTTTAGATTGTTTATGTTCGCTATGTGTTCTTGCACCAGTACTCTGACCCATATCAATTTGAATTGATGCATTATCAAATTTTATATCTTCGAAAATAAGTCCAGACTTACCAAAACGAGATTTAAGAATTGCCATTGTTGCTGTTCCAGCTTCTTTTTGGTCAAGTGTTTTTGCTATTGATACAACGAAGTGTGCAATTTGTGCTTTCTTGATAGAACCACCCATTTGGTCAGCCTCTACAACATCAGCTTTAATCGAACTTCTATTACCTTGAATCGCTGTCCAACCAGCTAAATCTAACTCTGATAACATTGTTTCAAATTGTCGCATAACACTACCTTCACCTATATTAACATCATCAAACTTTTTTGATGGTTCAACACAATCAATATAATCTAAAATTAAAATATCTGGTCTCCATCCTTGTGCAATTAACTTTCTAATATATTGTCTAATAACTGGGATAGTTGTACCATCACTCGAAAACTTTTTAAGTTTTAATTGACCTTTACCTTTTATCATTTCATTTGTCATATTAATAAGCTCATCTTTATGTAAAGATAAACTATTCAAATCGTAACCAGACCAACATGATAAATGTTTTCTTTGTATGACTTTTGGGTTATCTTCGAAAAATATTTGTAAAACTTTATAACCGTCAAGCATAGCAGTATTAGCAATCTTTGTCATCATTGTGGTGTTATGTGTTACAATGTAGTCATCAGTAACATATAAATGCTCTGGGTTATCAACCATTATACACTGTGCTTCTTCATCATGTGAGTATTCAATGTTAGCTATAAATTTATTACTACCATATTTTGTTCTAGGATTAAAGTTAGACAATTTTCTGGTTAATCTAGAAGGTACAACACCGTTATCTGGAAAACTAAATGATATTCTATAATATTTTTTAGTTGTAACCCTAACGCCAAATTTTTTGTAAGAACCTTGTTTTTCACTAACTGATATTCTACCACCTAAAGATAAAACCAATTCTTTAATGTCTTCGGATAATTGTTTTGAAACTGTTGATATTTCAACTCTATGATTATCAATATAACCATCAGTATCGACTAACCCTTGTAATATACTAATCCTATCAGATACTGAAGAGTAAAGATAATCTTTTGGTATAAACTTAGAACTAGAATTTGTTCCGTATAACCCTAAATTAACTAAACAATCTTTAATACCCAATAACGATACTTTTGTTAATGAACGTTTAACTAAAACTAATTCACCATCAACCTCTTTTTCAATTTCTCTTATTTGTTCTTTAACAGAAATACTAGGGAATACTTTATTGACTTCATTTATTATTTCATTATCCTTAGTAACAAAATGAGGCTGGTTATTATCAGTCACGCAACCATCACCCAAAATCACACCTAATAAATAAGGATTTATAATTAAATCTTTTTTATTAAATTCAATTGGTTGAACATTAGGTATTTTGTAATTTAACCTTCTATTACCCCAAACTTTAACGTTTTCAATCATATCTGAAGTTTTCATAACCTTAAAAGAATTATCTGGTTCTAAATAAATTATTTTACCATCTTTTTTAGTTTTTCTATTTCGTTGATTGATAGTGTTAACCGCCCACAAATGTTCTTTATCACATAAAGTACTAGTACCATCATTAAAGCTAATTTTATAGATAGGTCTAACACCTTGTGGGTAAACACCAACAACATTTGTTGGTTTACCATCTCTTGATACAACTTGGTCACCCACTTTTACATCACCCATAGTAACCCAACCGTTTGGTGTAAGAATATTAGATGTTAAGGGTTGTGACTTACCTACCCCGAACGGAGCTAATATAGTAGCTAATTCTGTTTTTGATAAACCACCATCCATTACATCATCTAAACCTTTTATTCCAGTTCTAATAGGTTTTCTGAAGTCTTCATCTAATACAGTATCTAGATTATCAAAAACATCCATCCCATTATCTTTATTATCACCATGTTCTAAAGCTTTTCTTAAAATAGCTTCGCATTGGTCATAATCATCAATATTACCTTTATTTATTATTTTTGTAATTTCACTTACCGATTTTTTTAATTCTTGTTGTTTACAAAATTTCATAGCGATATCTTGAACTTTAAGTGTGTCATTCAAGTCTGCTTCTTGAATTTTACGAAGTTGGCTGATGACATACTTTCGTTGCATATCATCAGTTACATCCTCTAATAATCTAAATTCAAGACTTCCAACATCTGGTATTATATCGTCTTTTATTTTAGCATCTTTTATTGTAGCGGCAACAACTCTTAAATAAGGGTCTTCAAAATAATTTGGATTAACAATATCTATTATTGAGTTAGCGAATTTTCTATCAGTTAGAATTTGAGCTATTAATCTTAATTGGTAATCGTAACCAAGGTAACCTAAACTATTTTTATCTATTTTTGACATCCTATTTTTTTTATTTTTGTTATTATAATTATTATTAATAATATTTATAATTTAAACATTAACAATTGTATATTTTTTTTGACTCAAATAGTGTCTAATCTCAGATATAATAGATGGAATTACTTTTCTAACGTCTACATCATACCTTACTTTTGGTGGGAAATAATTACCACAAAATTGGGTTTTAACAACAGTAACTTTATCAACTTTAATTTCAAATTGAAAATAATCTATTTTATCAAAAATAGATTTATTAGTTTCATCATCTTCTTTTTTAATGAAATATGGATTATAACTATCCCATAAATAATCTTTTGTTTTGTCTTGTAAATATCTAGGTATTATACCTAATTCACCATATTGTCCGTTATTTACACCAGCAATATTGTCAACTAATTCTTTAAGTTCTAAAGATTTTAATGAATCTTCATTGTAATCTCTAATATTAAAATATCTTTGACAAATAAAATTATCATTAATATAAAAAATAAATTCAAATCTTTGTTCCTCAAATCTTTGTTCTTCATTTCGTTTAAACCCGTTAAAGTTTTTTGTAGTTTCCATACTCATTTTTTTTCTGTTTTTAAATGTTAAAAAATTAATTTTTCTCTTTCTATAAGTTTTTTAAAAGGGATAAGATATTCTGGATATCTTATATCACCTATTGTTTTGTCTAGTCCGTCTCTTTCCATATACATAAGAACATTTTTTAAGTCTCTACCTGATTCATCAAGTGTTCCGTCAATTAATTGTTCTAAATCTCTAATACCATCTTCTGTTAACATTGGTTTTTTAAGGTCTACTAATAATTCATTTATTTCGTAAATTCTAGTTCCTTGAACACCATCTGTTATTGAATTGATAATATTATCTAATACTTTTAGAGGTTTTTGTTTACTGTTTACTCTTGTTTCTTGTTGCTTTTTAGCATCATCTATAATATCGTTTAAAGTTAATTTTCTTTCTTTTAAAATTGGGAAAAGATTTGTTAGTGTTTTCTCTTTTATCCCTTTGATTCCTTTTATCGAATCACTATCATCACCAGTTATTGTTTTGACCAATGCAGCATTTTTGTAGCTGTAGCAAAAATACGAAGAAAAATTTGTTTTGTCAACATAATTCTTAATTGATTTATCACAAAAATAAATTCTTACATCATCATCAATTAATTGAGCCATATCTCTATCATTTGTACAGATAGTTATCTTCTCATTTTTCTTTCTAGTAAGACAATAGTAAGCTATAAAATCATCACCTTCGATTATTTCATGTCTTAATTGTCTTATATACATTTCGTTTAAATATTCCCAAACTATTTCACGTTGGGTTAATTCGGATTCATCTATTGGTTGAGTACCATTTATAAAATCCTTACCTCTACCGCTTTTATATGGTTCATATATATTATATCTAAGTAGTCCACTATAATTACCATCCCAAAAAACGTATACCCTATGGTATAGTTCTTGGGATAGTAACATTCTTAGTGTTGTTATGAACTGATATATACCACCTATATGGTGACCATTATTGTTGTATTGATTTTTGGCACCGAAAAACCCAGTCTTAAATAAAGCATTTCCATCTACCAATAATGTATTTTGTCTTTTTTCTACAATTTCACCGTTTCTAGGTGGTCTTTTGTTCATAATAGAACTTTTAAAGGGTTATTAATCTTTTTCGTATGCGTCAGAATCGAAATCATGTTCTTTAACTGCAAAGTCTTCGAAGTTTGTACCTAATTTTTTGTTAATAAAATCTTTTTGTTCTTTAACGTAATCATTTTTTTCAGTTGGGTTTACGAAACCATGCGGTGTTGAACAAATAGAACCCATTCTTTCAATACCGTTTACGTGATTTTTAACACACTTGATATCTGTCATTACACCGAATTGGTATGATTTACCACCCATTACAGCATCTAATTTCTTAGCTGAAGATGTTGACATACCGCCCATGTGGAAAATAAGTCTAACACCGTATTTAAAACCTTCACCACCATTATGCATTACTGTTGGTTGTCCTACTGCGTTTGGTCTTAACCAAATTTTTTGAACCGCAACAAATGTATTAATAAATGGAGCTTTTTCTCTTCTTGATGCTGGAATTCTAAAATTTAAAATCGATTCGAAAGCTCTTTTAAGTGCACCAGCTGTCCATTGGTTATTATTTGTATTTGATACAGCACCTTCGTAACACCCAATTGACCCGATAGAATCCCACACAAAAGTAATATTTCTATCAAATTCACCTTTATCTTGTTTATCCATAATTTCATTCATTGCACGTGCAATATCTTCAACAACTGGGATAAATCTTTGTGGTGATTGAGTCATTTTACCAGATTTATAATCAAAATTTTGATACAATTCAACTAAATCACTACCACCAAAATACATGAAATCGTCACCATCATAATCAACAATTTCACCAGTATCTTCATCCGCAACTTCATTAAAATTAAAACCAACTAATTTAGCATGTTCCCAATTGAAACTACCTTCAGTATCAAAAATAACAACGTAATCCCCTAATTTTTGTGCACCAGCAATTGTTTCATAAATACCTGTTGATTTACCTACATCGGAGAAACCTCTAAATTGTGTTGTGTAACCACGTGGTACACCTGGTAATCCTACTGCATCATGGAAAGCTTTTTTAAATGGAATCCATGCTAATTCTTTTTCTTTAACTGTTTGTTCACCTAAACCTAAACTAGTTTTAAAACTTTTGTTATCAAATGGTTTTTTTTCAATTGTTTTTTTCTGTGGTTTTGTAGCCATTTTATTTATTTTTATTTATTTATTAATCGTTATTATTTTAGGAAAAAAAAAGAGTAATCACTTACTCTTTTTTTTTATTTACCATTTTAAAATGGTAAGTCGTCTTCTTCATCTTCCTCCATTTTTACTGAAGTTTCTGTTTCTTTAGGTGAAGTTACTGTTGTAGCTTGTAGATTGGCTTTAACATTATCAATACCTAATGTAATTTCTTCTTCATTAGTAGATGTGTTTTTTAAGGCTTCTTTATCAACGAATTTTTTCTCGTCTTTATCCCATACTGGAATTCCACCTTTAACGATTATTTCTAAATAATCATAACTTCTAACTGAATAAACATCCTCCCATGTTCTAGTGTCATTTAACCATTTTTCAGCTTTTTCAGCATCATCAGTTAATGGTGTTGCATCTTGTGCAGCGATAGAGGTTACAACTGGGATTTTGTTTTGGTTTCTTTGAATAGAAATAGCTAAATCACGTCCAGATTCTACGTTTGTGATATCTTTGTTTGTTTTTAAAGCAGTTAATAAACCATGGATTTTATCAAAAATACCTTCTTTTCTGTAATCATGATTGAATCTCCAAAATTTAACACCCCAATCTTCGTTTTCTCTGTCGATAACTTTAACAACATACATTTTACGAGCGTTATATTTTTTAGCTAATTCTTTATCAGAATCTTTACCAGTGGCTAATAATTCTTCACGAGCTTCACAGAATGGACATGCTTCACCTTTTTGGTGTTTTAAACAGGCAAAAGTTTTCCATTCACCTTCAACTTGAACTTTATGTCCATGAACTTCAACAAATGGTGAACCATCTTTGGATGGTAAAATTCTAATTTCTTTAGTTGCTGATTCAATACCGTCTTTAATAAAAGTATTAAAATAGTTTTTTAAATCATACACTTTTTCATTTTTCTTTTCGTACTTAGGAGCGTTATTCTTTGCGTACTGTTCTAGCATTGAATCCAATGCACTTTTTTCGTTACTCATCTTTTTTTAATTTATATTTATGTTATTACTTACACATTTATTATTACAAATATACTATACAATATTATAAAAGTCAATTATTTTATAATGTATTTAGTATAAATCTTTATCCAAATCTACACTAACTTTTTTATTAATACAATAAAAAAATGTATTTTATTTAAATATCTTCTTCTTCGTAATCGTTTTCATCTTCTGGTCTTACACCGAAGCTTTTTTTAATTTCTGGTTCACTATAAGTCGTATCTATTTCATCTTGAGTTAGTATAAATTCGTCTTTTTCTTTATTCATCACATCATAAGCACCTTCTTTATCAGCCCAATAGTCAGTTAATTTTTGTGAGTAAGGGAAGGAACTTAAAGAACGCATCTCTAATTTTTCAACTGGTGTTGGGTTTCTTTTAACTATTTCTTTCTCTAAATTTTCTATTTTAGAACTAACAGCATCCATACTGGCAATACGTGATTCTAAATCAGATAATTTTTGTAAAAGAATTTCTGTATTTTGTGTTGCTTTATCAGCGGACATTTTTGCTTCTTCTGAACCTTGTACTAAAGAAGTTACGTCAATTTCAACATCATCAGATGTATCTTCAACTGGTTCTTCAATTGGTTCTTCAACTGGTTCTTCATTTTCTGGTTCTTCAGTTGGTTCTTCAGTTTCTGGTGTGTCTACACCTAAATCACTAGCGACATCAGCTGCTGCTGCTTCAACATCTTCATCTTCTTCTAATTCCATTTCATCACCTAATATAATTGGTTTATCAATTTCGTCACCATATACTGGTTGTTCTTGTTTTTCAGAATAGAATTGATAGTTTTCTAATAGTTTAAATCTATTAAGTTCTTCTTTAAGTAATTCTGGGTTAAATTTTGTTTTATTTCTCATTTAATATTAGAATAATAATTGTCTACCATCTTCGGTGATTATTTTTTTGTTAATTCGTTCAATTAGGCTTTTATCACCCTTGATAACACAAACACCAGAACTACAATCTAAATCTGGATTTTTAGATTCAGTGTTTAGATAACCATCTAAAGCTTT